TCAGTCGGGGTGTGTCGATGTGGATAGATCCACTCGACGCACCACCCCGGCCCGGTTCACGGACGGGGTTTATGGACGGATGTAGACCAGATTCCTGGCAGTAACTTACTACCCGGTCTGATATACGGTATTTATCCCATGATATTTCAAAACCCATGGACTCCATGAAGTTCGGGATACGTTCCAGATCTTCTTTGGTACCCACTCCAAGATGGTCATCACCTGCACAGGCATAAGCCTTTACAGTGCTGTGGCTTTCGCTCGAGAACTCGGGCGGCCGCTTCCGCAGATTCTTATCAAGAATCGTGTTGTATCCAAGCTTGGTGGCTTTCCATGCTCCGTATGAAGAAGCTGTGAGAACTATCTTACATAGTGGCTCTCCCATTAGCACTCCTCTCATTGAGAGGAAGGTCACTACCTTTGAGCGCCCGTCCTTGACGACGTCAAATTGTATACCAGCTTTTGTTAGCTCGTGTTGGAGTATTTTATACTCCCGACCTTTCACACGGATTTTAATATTCCTTGGACTGCAGAGAAGACTCGCTGCCTCAATGAGATAGCGATGTTCTCCTCCGGTAAGGATATTGTCCTCTTGGCATTGATCAATGATCCCCTTTAGCAGCGCAAACGACACGTCGTGTTCCGCCCTATCGGTTGCCGAGGTCATGTCCGAAGTGGATATGTACTCTTCTTCCTTATAGGCACCCTTCTCAAGGTTGTCCTGAAAGGCTTTTGAGAACCTCCACAGTCCCGCTGTATCTTTAAGTCCGACATTGCATGCAGGTATTAACGCCATAAGCGCTGTTAATCTGTGCGCCGCCGGTGAGAGGAAGGTATTTAACCAACCCTCTCCTGACGTGACGGGTCTGATCTTAAGACCAGGTTCGGAAATTATCGAGACTTTCCCTGTTGGGTAGGTTGTGGGATCTTCCCATTTGAACCTACTCTTCCAGCTGTCATGACAGGTCTTTGACCACATGAACAGAAGTCTTCCGAGGCGGGCATCTATGCCCTTAGCAAACCCAACTTCTCCGTCCAGATACGGAGGAAGGATACACTCTGTGTATCTGCCTTCTAAAGGCTCGTCGGTATATGCTACCTCCCAGACTTGGTAATCCTTATATTCGTTTGTACAAACGATGTTGCCCAATGGGTCGATAAGATCGCCCCGTTCGTTCATCGTTATGCCTTCTATCTCGCAAACCGAGCTTTTCATGAAAATCTCGAATTCGTTGGATAGCAGGGCCCACTTCCCTCCTTGTTCCCTGGTGTACTCCACGCAGGAAGACGAGGTTAGGGAGGTGTGGTACGTATTTTCAAGCCGCTTTCTAAGATCGGGATCTCTACCTTCACCCTTAGTAAGGTTGATGTAGATGTCTCGCCCGACAATTTTGCCGAGTTGAAGGGCTTTCTCATAATAATTCTGTCGCCAGGCATGAAGCCCCTTTGGGATTTCATCCATGTCCTCCTTCCACGCGAAGTGGGGTACGCGGTACACTGGTCCTCGAACATGTTCGGGCGCCTGAGTGACTGGCCGATCGGAATTCATGAGACCGACCGCATAGTCAGCGATCTTATTGTATTTTGTAATGCCGGTGGCTG